GCGTCCATGAACTCGTTGTCCCTGCTGGCATCTCGTACGACCATTTCGTCCAGCGGGATGCGTTCAGTTGAGAGTGTCGGTGTGTCCACACCAATCGGCTCTTCATCGCGAACAACGTAACCCCAGAAGTCTGACACCACTGCCCACATTGAATTGAAATACTCTTCGTCCCTTGCGACATGCACACTGTCCCATTCACTGTTACCAAAAATCACACTTAGATAAGCACCCTCTGCATCAGCAATGTGCATATACGTTTGCAATTGAGGCATGTAATAATCAGCCACCTTGCTCATGGTGTTGTATGCATTGGTGTGTTTGCACTCTACGATGCAACGATCAACAAGACCGTCAACAGTCCCCACAACAGGCACTCCTCCAACATCAGCTTTAAACTCCGTTTGTTGTCCACGTACAGTAACATTGCGCTCAGTCTCAAACCAAGACAGGTTAAAGTCTTCTGTATGTATGCCCATCTGGACTGCGAGGTTCCGTGATAAGTCTTCTGATTCTGCGCGACCTGTTTTGATCTGCCATAACTGAAGCCAGTTACCCTGCATGATCTGGGTGCAGTCGCTACCCCCAATGAATCCTTTACGATCCATGATGTTCTCCGTTTATTGTTTATTTATAATGAGTATCTTACTGCATCTATGCAGCTAGATCAATCATTTCTTTTACGAGCATTTGCCATTGCAGCTTCATGCTTGGCATAAAGCTCTGCCTTGATGTCTTCGTATGGATTGAAGCGAACGGCATTGCCATCTTTGTCTTTGCTTTCAACCCAGTAGTCTCGATGCCTCGCATGTTCAGCAAGCAATGCTTGGCGATGTGGCTCCAACTCTGACTCAGAAATATAACCCATAACAATCATGCCAGCCGCCTGTCTTCCAAACAACCAGTGATCTGCAACCAACTCGCCAGCACGAATGCGCTCTGCATTGATACGGAAACTATCAGGCTGCCATGACTTGGTTCGCTCCATGTCTTGCTTGTATATCTCGTGTGATCCACGTGAAACACTAGCTGACCAAACATCATTCTTGACAAAGCGTCCTACTGCTTTTGCATCCTGTTTCATTGTGCTGTTAAATCCCATTCAGTTGATGACTTGTAATAGTAAGTGATCCGCTTGCCATCCTCTTCGCGTATATACTTATCGATGGGATAGCCTGATTGTTTAAGATCAAACACACGCGCAGCCAGTCGCATCGATCCAATCCACTTGAGTGCATCGAGGGCTGTGATGTGTGTGCCTTGATCAAGAATTGTCTTGAGCATTTTGTTCTGTGATTCCATAGCTGTTCTCCATTAGCTGTTGAAATTGTTCGCCAGTCATTATGACTAAGGTTTGCGGAGTTCCTCTCCGTCTTTTATAGAATGCAATGTCTCGGTTCTCGAGAACACTGAATGGGCTAGGGAAGTTAGACTTATCCCTATACTTTACTTCTCCCACCAGTTTTTGTTCGTTGATGTAAAGGTGGATGTCGCCTGAATACTCTCCCCCCAAACTGCCGCTGAGGGGGACGCGCTTCGCTTCGATTTTCGCTTTGATTTGGTTAAGCCAATCGACGAACCACTTTTCGTGGTAAGTTCCTTTGCTCTTGTTACGGTTTGCCATCGATCCTCCTCATAACAATGAAGGCAAACATACCAGTGCTTGTTCATTGTTTTCTTGTGATCATTGCGCAGGATAGCTACGAACCATTCGGTTTGTGTTTCACACGCAATGCAGTGAATGTAGTGCGCTTTCTTGCGGCTCATTTGTAGCGAACAATTCTGCGATCAATGTGTTCATTGTTCTTTGTCATTCGAGCAATGCGCTCTTTGTATTTATCTCGACGCACCTTTTCATCGACAGCATCGTAAAGCTTCTTAGCTGTGTCATAACGCAGCTCTGATGTTTGATTGATTGTTCGATAGTACGTTGAAGTTGGAAGATCAGCGACCCGAAACAATTCTTTCAGTGTGATGTTGCGGGATGCTGCGTGTTCTTTGATTGTATCGAGATAGCTTTTCATACTGCATGTATGCAGCTAGAAGTCTATTTCGTCAACCTCTGCTTCACCAGAACCATGACATGCCCAGCATGGGCGGGTGTATTCTTCCATTGCAGGTGGTGTGTCACGACTGACCCAAGGCTCTGGTCGAGTGTAATACATTACGCCATCGCCCAGGCATTCTGGACAGTGAGTGGTTTCAGTACGGTATGTTATCATCAATAGCCTCTGGTAAGTTGTTGCGCTCCCATGCTTTGATCGCTCGATCAACAAACTTGTCTCGATCAAAGCGGGGATTCATAGAAGCTAAGTCATCAGCAATACGCTCAATAACTAGCGGTGAGTTGACCATCGGGGCGATAGAATCTGCCACCCATTCAAAGTGTTTGCGTGTCATCATGCTTCTTCATACTCCGCTTTATCTGATAGCCAACCTGCATCGTGGCGTTCATTCCATTCTTTGCAAAAAGCTACAGCAGATTCTTCATCAACATTGTGCAGCAAGTAATGCTTTTCACCTGCATGTGGCTCTTTGCCATTGGGCCACTTAGGATTTGGCTTCCACCATGTTCTATGAAAGACGTTATACATTTGCCTCTACTCCTTTCAGTATTTTTCTGATGGCATAGGTCACTGATCCCGCACCACCAATTTCTGCTTGTAGATATGCGTCACTGTCACAGTCATCACATAGGTCTTCGATCTCTTTGACAAGCTCGCTGCTGGCTTTTGCTGCTAAATTGAAACCCATAACGGCTGCGGTTAGTAAGTGAATGCGCTCGTCTAGGTTATGACGATTGATCCAATCTTGCAGTTCCTCAAAGTCGTCAGGTGTGTGAAACATCTCGTTAGGTTTAAGCATTGTGATAGCTCCGTTTGGTTGTGAGTGGTGCGATCGCACGTTCATCTTGTTCAGTGAACAAACTGATTTCTATTTCCTTGCCATCCTCATCAATCACAATGATGTTGCGGCAGATAAACTTCAGATTGTTTGTGTAGTGCGTGATCTGTTCACGCACCTCCACGATGTTATGGATGTTGATCTTCATGTTAGCCCTCGATGGTTACTGTTACATTGTAGTTGATGTACTCCGAGATCATTGTCTCGATGTCACCACGATAGTCTTCGATGTCAAAATCGTTTTCATTTTTCTGAGCTTCAACAATTTGATCAATGCGGTTGCTAATCTCAACGTTGATTATAGCTCTAAGCGCTCGTGCCAAAGCCGCCTCGTTTAGCGCGGAATTTAAGCCGTCGGTTATTTCTTGTTGCGTTTCCATGGGTGTTCTCCTTTGTTGTGGTTAGAGCAGTTTCAACACTTGCTCAGGTGTGGGTGGCTCTTACGCCACCGCTTTCTTCATTGCTGCGACCTTCTTGGCTAGCGCTGCAGGAACGCTGCGTGTCTTGCGCTGTGGTTCCCACTGTTCGCCATTGGTAATGATCTCGTAGACGGCGCGATCAGCGTCGTGACGTTCGATCATGTGTTCTAGCTCTACGTTCATGCTGTCGAGGCGACGAGCGATTGCGTCAGCCTTGGTATCTCTGTTCTCGACGACTGCAGATTCAAAGTCAGCGATGGTATCTGCCATTTGCTTGCGCTTGTACTGCAGTGAGTTGTGGCTGGTGTAGCAGGCATCTCGTGCGATACCTTTCATTAGGTAATCCATATTATCACCGTTGTGGTATTGAATAACCGCTAGCTTCAGTTCGATGAGTTTAGATGTATTGTTTGACATTTCTAGGTTCTCCAGTTGTGGCGCGAGGACCATCCTCGCGATGACGACTGAACGCACGGACAAAATCCTGCCTAAGAGGCAGGTCGCTATTCGCAAGTTGCATCATCACACAGATAGACGCAGAGCCGTAAACACCGCAGCAACCAAGCCGCAACCGCAGCACAGATCAATGATGCTGCTTGCGAATGGTATTTTGACCGTGAGATCACAAAGGAATGCGAGATGACCGCAGCGACACTGGTGAACCGCAAGCAATGCTCAAACCCATCTAAACGAAGAAGAACTGATGCTGGCACTCTTGTAGCTGTCAATAGCTATTTACCAATGTTACGCTACGTCATTTGCAAAGTGACGTAACGTCACCTATTGACAAGCTATTGACAAATAGCCCACAGTGGGGGGGATCATAGGGGGGGTGATCATACGATGTGCTTATCCCTCAGTTGATGAAAATAAGATGCAGATGATGAAGCTGCAGCAAGGAATGCAGTAGATTCGACTGCATAAGATAGCAGTTAAAACAGTAGATGTGATGCAGCAAGTGAAGAGTTGATACACACTTGCTGAAGCTTCGCATCAGCAACCGTAGAGAGGTTCCATGGCAGTACCAGTTAAGCGTAAATTGAGCGAAAAACAGACAGCTTTAGTAGATACACTCGTATCAGAAGGATGCAGCGTTCAGGAAGCCGCAGAGAAAGCTGGGTATTCATCAGGTGAATCAGCTAGAACAAGTGGACACAGAGCTTTGGCTCTACCACATGTGCAGCAATACATGCATGAGAAGATGTTAGAGACATTTGGGCTGTCAGCTACGGGTGCTTTAGCAACGGTTTCAAGGCTTTCTAGGAACGCTAAATCCGAGTATGTGCAGCTTGAGGCTAGTAAAGATTTGCTAGACAGAGCGGGCTACAAGCCGATAGATCGTTCACAAGTGCAAGTTGCAGGAGATATTAAGGTTAGCATAGACCTCGGGTAGGGGGTGGGGCCAAAAACTTACGGTATGTAACGTGACTGTAGTCCCCCTCTCTTATTATTTGCCCGAAAAGCTCGTTATAGCCAAAAATATTTTTTTATGTTAAGGGTCGAAATATGAGTAGATTTGGAACAGATAAACCTGAGAAGTCTCCACCGCGTGGCAAGAGTAACGCGAGTGTTAAGGCGGCTATGAAGGGTGGTAAGTGATGGTTGCTAAGAAGTATCAAAGTCCAACGGGTGGTTTGAATCGAGAGGGTCGTGCTTACTTTAAGCGCACTGAGGGTGCAAATCTAAAGCCACCTGTGACAGGGAAGCCGAAGAGTGACAAGCAGAAGGCGCGTAAGGTGTCATTTGCTGCTCGGTTTGCTGGGATGAAGGGGCCGATGAAGGATGAGCAGGGTCGTCCTACGAGGAAGGCTTTGGCATTAAAGAAGTGGGGTTTTGGCAGTGTAGAAGCTGCACGTCGGTATGTGCGCAACAATAGGAGTTCTGCATAATGTGTTTTGGTGGCGGCCCTAGTGCTGATGATATTTACGAAAAAGAGTTTAAGAAAGAGCCTGCGCCTTTACCGTCACTTTCTATGCAAAAAGCTAAGACACGTGAGCGCAGTTTGAAGGATGTTAGGAGTGGTGCGCCGCGCCGTAGTTTATTGAATCCGATGATGGGGGGCAGTTACGATGCCAATGGGTAAAGGAACGTATGGATCGAAGGTTGGTCGCCCTAAGAAGAAGACAATGCTAAAAGGTAAGCAGAAGACACTACCTGCTGCTTTGAAGAAGAAGATTATGGAGTCTAAGAAAAATGCCAGCTAATCGTTCTTTGTTACAGCGTAAGTACAATGATGCTGAGAACCGCTTGAAGGCTATAGCGGGAAAGACTGATGACAAGTCTACTCGTGAACGCCGTAAGCTTAAAACATTATTAAAACGCCTTGGCACCGAGTTAGGTTCAATGGCACCACCTGATAAGGATTTTCCTTAATGGCGGTTAATGCGGCGGGTAATTACACTAAGCCAAAGATGCGTAAGTCGCTCTTTCAGCGGATTAAGGCTCGAGCTACTCACGGAACCAAGGCGGGTCAGTGGAGTGCGCGTAAGGCGCAGTTGCTAGCAAAAGAATATAAAAAACGTGGCGGGGGTTATAAGTGAAGGCTCCTCAAAAATCACTAAAGGACTGGGGAAAGCAGAAGTGGCGCACCAAGTCTGGCAAGAAGTCTAGTGAGACTGGTGAGCGTTACCTACCTGCTAAGGCTATTGCTGCTCTTAGTTCTTCTGAATATGCAGCTACAACCAGAGCTAAACGAAAGGGCAGGGCTGCGGGTAAGCAGTTTGTGGCTCAACCGAAAGCAATTGCTAGGAAAGTAAGGAAGTATAGAACATGAGAACTTGTGGAAACTGCACATTTTGGAACCGCTTTAGTGATGCTGAAGATAAGTTGGATTATGGAGAGTGCAGACGTTACCCTCCAGTAGACCCAGTAGCCTCAAAGGAACCTATTATTCTTAGCTTTAATATGGGCAAAGACCAGCGAACTACTTACAGAACTTCTGACTGGTATATTCACACTAGGCTTTACGACTGGTGTGGTGAATGGATGACATTAGAGCAGTTTAATAACAGGAAGCTATAAATGGCTTGGTACACAAAGAATACGAATGA